GAAGAGCACCGGAAGAAATCACAGAAAGAAAGACAGAGCAAGGGCACGCCTGGCAAGAGCGCGACGCCGCAAACTGTTAGAGAGGTTAAAGCATGAATAGACGGCAGAAAAAGAAGGCCTACAAGAAAAAGTACGGCCATAACCCACCAAAGACCGAAGCAAAATACTACGGCAAAGAGTGGGGCAAGATCGTGGCCAGGGCAATGGACGGAATAGCGGAAGCAACACGCGCCATTATTTCGGCAATACGCAAAGCCGTGGAAGATATGGCAAGGCTGTCACGGGAAACAGCAACAAGAATACAGACCATGCCGGAAGAAGATTTTAACAGCTTCCTGGAAAATTCAGACATGGACGAAAGCACAAAAGAACTGGCAAGGAAGATAAGGAGAAACGGGCAAAATGGATTACATACAGGCGATGCGAAAGAAAATAGAGAGGGCGACAAAGCAGGAAGTACAGCACCAGGAACAGAAGATAATACAGGACTACACGGCAGCAGGACAGATAACACCGCAGGGAATAAATGCGGCAATTAAAAAACTACAGGCAGCGGCTACAATGAGCAAGCAGCGGCAGCAGGCGTTAGTAATAGCAAATGCAGCCACGGCAGCAGCCATTAGAAAGCAGTTTAGCCGGGAAGAAGTGGAAGTAATTATAAGCCAGGCCGTAGAAACAACAACGGCATACGTAGTAACGGACGAAACATTAAAACAGCAGCTTTTACAAGGCATTGATAAAAGGGGGTATTAACCATGCAGGCAACAATTAACTTAACAGCGGTACTAATCACGTTCATTATTTGCGTAACACTTTATGCGTTATGCAAAATGGCACAAAAGGACAAGGCAAAGGAACGAAAGAAGGAAGAAGCAAAGGTATTAGAAGTTCCGGCATTTACGAACCAGCGAAGAAGCAACCAAGAACAGCACTTAGTAGAGTACGTAGAAGGACAGGTAAAGAAGGGGGAAGCAAAGAAATGAATACAGTAGGATTAACAGGGCGTCTGACGAAGGCGCCCACAACCAGGTACGGCGGCCAGGATAACAGCGTAGCAATTACGCGCTTTACACTTGCCGTAGACGACGCGGGCGGGGCAGATTTTATTAAAATTAAATGCCTGGGGCGTACGGCAGAATGGGCAGAAAAGTGGTTAAGCAAGGGCAGCAAAGTAGAGGTAACAGGAAAGATTAAGACAGGACATTACACGAAGGACGGCCGGGAAGTGTACTACACCGAAGTGCTGGCAAATTCTTTAGGGTTCGGAGAAAGCAAAGCGGAAGCCGAAGCAAGGCAGGGGAACCAGTCACAACCAGCAACAGACGACAACGGGTTTATGAATATCCCGGACGGTATCGACGAAGAATTACCGTTTAGCTGAAAAGAAAGGGGATTTAAGAAATATGGAAAACGTGGCAGAAATTACACAAGCAGAAACCGAAGAAAAAGAAGGGGCAAAGTATATTACCGTTCCCGAAGGCGAGTTACAGGCTGTGTTACAGGCAGCAGCAAAAGAAGCCATTAAGGAACTGCGGAAAGAAGAAGCGAAAGAGAAAAAGAAAAATAAATACCATGATACGTTTAGCCTTATGCGCTGCTACCGTGACGCCGTTTTCCATATCGAAAATGCGGTAAGCGAAGGGACACAGTTAGAACTTGAAGGAATGACGGAAGAACAACAGGAAACCTACTTACGCAGCGTGCGGCGCACCAGGTTTAAAACCCTGCTTATGACAGCCAATATAGACAAGGCCATAGAAGAAATGGCAAGGCGCAGGAAGGCAGCAGGCCGGGAATTGGAATACCAGGTATTCGATATGTATTTTATGCAGGGCATGAACTACGAACAGATCATAGACCAGGTAGAGCAGGACACAGGCGAGAAGTTAGGCAAGAACACGCCACGACGCTGGGTAACTGGTATCATTAACGAAATGTCCGTACTGTTATGGGGGCTGGAAGATGAAAGACAATAAGATAACCATTACGGAAAAAGACAAGGTTTATATATTCCAGGTAGACACGGTATTAAAGGCGGAAGATATGCAGCGCATACGGCAGCAGTTAAAAGAACAGATAGAAGAAGGCTGCGTACTTCTCCCTGGGTATGTAAAGCTACTACCGGAGCCACGGGGAAAACGTGGTAAAAAGCTGGGGTTTTTGTGGTGGCATTGAAGTGGTATTATGATAGCATGAAGATAGTAGCGGGAAGCCGACAACGGAAGCCTGCTACTATTTTGTTTTATACCTCCAACCTGGCGCATGAAACCAAGGGCGCCAGGAAAGAAAGAAGGGAAGCTATGAAGAAGTGGGCGGAAGCGTTCTACTTGTCGAAGTCCTGGGAACAATGCAGGGACGCATACTTAGAAAGCCAAAACAATATATGCGAACGCTGCGGGGAACCAGCAAAGATATGCCACCACAGGACATGGATAACCAGGGAGAATATAAACAACCCATACATAACGCTATGCTGGGACAACCTAGAAGCGTTATGCCAGGATTGCCACAACAAGGAACACCACAAGAAAAAACCGAAGCTACGTTACAGCTTCGACGAAGAAGGCAACATAGCATATACCCCCCTATCGTCCGAAAAAAATTAAGGGGACGAATACCGAGGGGGATACTACAAAAATACCCCGCGGGCGCGCGCGTACGTGGTGTAGGGGGTGGGGTGTACCGGAAAGGAAGGTATTTTATGGCGAAAAGCAAAGAAAAGACAAAAGAACAGCGGATTAAGTCGGAAAATACCCGACTTAAAGGCGTTTTCAAGGATTTAGATGAGAATAAGAAAAAGGTTGTAATGCCGCTGATACAAAAGGCTGCTTTTATGCACGTTGAACTAGAGGAATTGCAGAAAGTAATTGAAGAAGAAGGCTGCGTATGCGAGTACAAGAACGGGGAAAACCAGTACGGTACGAAGAAGTCCCCGGAAGTGGACGTATACAACACCATGATAAAGAATTACACCGCAATTATTAAGACTTTAGCGGAACTGGCACCAGCAGCACCAAAGAAGAAAAAAAGCGGCCTGGCGCTGCTTCGTGAAGAATAATTGGTACCGTACAAAAATTATATTTATGAGTACTACGCAAAGATATGCAGCGGCGAAATTGTAGTAGGAAAATGGATAAAAACAATATACGAAATAGTCGTAAATGCACTAGAAGCAGGCGACTATTTTTTTAATGCGAAAAAGGCAAACAAGGCCATTAAGTTTATAGAAAATTATTGCCACCATAGCAAAGGCCGCAACGATTTATTAAAGCTAGAATTATGGCAAAAGGCGGCAATTTCTATTATTTTTGGCTGCGTTGATGAACAAAATATACGTATTTTTCGTGAAGTTTTTATAGTAATTGGGCGTAAAAATGGTAAGTCGCTTTTTGCGTCGGCCATTATCGCATATATGGCATACCTGGAACCGGAATACGGCCAGGAAATCTATTGCCTGGCGCCAAAATTAGACCAGGCAGCGTTAGTATATGACGGTTTTTACCAAATGGTAAATAGCGAAGAAGAACTAAAGGCGGAAGCCAAGAAACGACGCAGCGACATATACATAGCAGAAACCAACACAGTAATAAAGCCGATCGCATTTAACGCGAAGAAGTCCGACGGATTTAACCCGCAGTTAGTTGTATGTGATGAAATAGCAGCATGGAGCGGGGACGGCGGATTAAAACAGTATGAAGTAATGAAATCTGCGTTAGGTGCAAGGCGCCAGCCTATTATTTTGTCAATCAGTACGGCCGGATATGTAAACGACAGCATATACGACGAACTTATGAAGCGTTCTACGCAGTTCCTTAAGGGCAGCAGTAAAGAAAAACGATTACTGCCGCTGCTTTACATGATAGACGACGTAGAGAAGTGGAACGACATAGAAGAACTTAAGAAGGCTAACCCTAATATGGGCGTATCTGTTACGGCCGACTTCTTCCGGGAAGAAATAGCGGTAGCGGAAGGCAGCTTAAGTAAGCGCGCAGAGTTCTTATGCAAGTACTGTAACATTAAACAGAATAGTAGTATTGCATGGCTAGAAAGCCAGGTAGTAGAAAAGGCAACGGCAGTAAAGACGATAGACGGAAAGGAAACGCCGTATACATTAGAAGACTTCCGGGGCTGCTACGCTGTAGGCGGTATAGACCTATCACAAACAACAGACCTAACGGCGGCCTGCGTAATTATCGAGCGGGACGGCGTTTTATACTCATTCTGCCAATTCTTTATGCCACACGGCCGCATAGAAGCATTAACGGCCACGGACGGCATAGCATACGACATTTTCGTAAAGAAGGGCGTATTAACATTATCGGGCGAAAATTACGTAGACTACAGGGACGTTTACAACTGGTTTGTAATGCTGCTGGAAGAATACGAAATACGTACGCTGAAAATCGGATACGACAGATACAGCGCCCAGTATCTTATTAACGACCTGTCCGGCTATGGCTTCCATACAGACGACGTTTTCCAGGGAGAGAACCTAACCCCGGTTATACGAGAGTTTGAAGGAATAATTAAAGACGGTAATTTTAAGATATGCAATAACAACCTGCTTAAAGGCCACTTCCTTAACGTGGCGCTTAAGCAGAATATGGAAACGCGAAAATTTAGGCCTGTAAAGATTGAACGCCGCGCCCATATAGACGGCTTCGTATCCGTTATCGACGCAATGACGGTACGACAAAAATATTATGACGAAATAGGCGAACTGCTGAAAAATGCAGCGTAGAAGGGAGTGAGAAAAACGAGCCTTAAAGACTATTTATTCAAAAGCAAAAAGCAAATAGTTATAGACAACTATTTCAAAATGCTAAACGGATACAGTCCGGTATTTACAACATACAGCGGCGGCCTGTATGAAATGGATTTAACCAGGGCAGCGGTACATAGATTTGCTACAATGTGCAGCAAGCTAAAGCCGGAAATTAGCGGCAGCGCTAAACCATACCTGGAAAAGATATTACAATTTAAGCCTAACTTTTTTATGAGTACGCCGCAATTCCTTTACAGGGTTGCGACAATATGGGAAGTGGATAATAACGTATTCATAGTCCCAGTAGAAGACCAGTTAGGCCGCCTTATAGGTTATTACCCTATATTGCCGCAGCGCTGCGAGATTGTAGAAGCTGGCGGCATTATTTATTTGCGTTATCAGTTTGCAAATGGGGAGTTTGCAGCTATAGAGTTCGACCGCGTGGGAATTATGACGCAGTACCAGTATAGTGACGACCTTTTCGGAGAAGACAACAGGGTATTAAAACCCACCATGCAGCTATTACACACACAAAACGAAGGAATTATTAACGCGGTAAAGAATAGCGCTAATATTCGCTTCCTGGCAAAAGTAGCAAATATGCTAAAACCGGAAGATATTAAAAAAGAGCGCGAACGCTTCACGGCGGACAACTTAAGCGAAGACAACAAAAGCGGCATGATTATTTACGACGGAAAGTTTAGCGAACTGAAACAGGTAGACAGCAAGCCGTATACAGTTAATGCGCTGCAAATGCAGCAAATTAACGAAAATGTGTTTATTCACTTTAGCACCAACATGGAAATTTTGACGAACAAATACGATGAAAATATATGGAACGCGTATTACGAAGGGAAAATAGAGCCATTCGCTATTATGCTGTCTATTGTTATGTCAAACATGACCTACACGCAGAACGAAATAAACCGCAGCAATATGATTACCTGGACGGCCAACCGTTTGCAGTACGCCAGCAACGCCACAAAACTGCAAGTATCTACGCAGTTATTTGATAGGGCATTACTAAACCGTAACGGCGTTATGGATATATGGAACATGGCACACGTAGAAGACGGGGACAAGTACTACATACGAAAAGAGTATACCGAAGTATCCCAGCTAAACAAAGACGGGACACCGAAGCAGCCAACTTATGAAGAACCAGCAGAACCAACAGAACCGAAACCGGGAACCGGGGGCGACCTGGAAGGCAACCAGGAATAGAAAAGGGGTGTATCGAAATGCCAGTAGTAAAAGAAAGAGAATACAGAGCGCTGGCGGCGCCGTTATCAGTAGCGGCAGCAGCAAAGCGCATACAGACGGACTATTACGTAGAAGGTTACGCGACTACGTTTGATAGTCCTTATTTATTATTTGAGTTTTCGGACGGGTGGAAGTATTACGAGCGTATCGACAGGCACGCGCTGGACGGCGCAGACATGACAGACGTTATTATGCAGTACGACCATACCGGGCGAGTATTCGCAAGAACGGGTAAAACCAAGTCCCTTATTATCCAGCCGGATAATGTGGGGCTTTTTGTTTGTGCTGACCTGGGAAGAACCGACGCAGCGCGCGGACTGTACCAGGATATAGAAGCAGAATTAGTTACTAAAATGTCCTGGGCGTTCGTAGTCGCAAAAGACAGCATTACGGAAGACCGCAAAGCAAGAACCATTACAAGGGACGTTTTGGAAATAAAAAAAGTTTATGACGTTTCCGCAGTTAGTAGGCCTGCTAACGAAGAAACAGAAATAAGCGCGCGGAATTTTGCTACGCGGAGTTACGAGCAAATACAGGCGGAGTACCTGGAACGCCGGGCAAAGTTACTAAAGTTAAGAACAATGCTATAAAAATTCAAAAAAAGAAAAAGGAGAAAGAAACATTATGCGCACTTTACAGGAAATCGAAGCAAGATTAGCAGAAATTAACACAGAGATCACAACCAGGGGCGCGGAAATGACCGCAGACGAATTAACAGCCCTGGAAACAGAGGTAGCAGCTTTACAGGAAGAAAGAAGCCAGCTACAGGCAGCAGCAGGCACACAGGAACAGCGTAACAGAATTTTGGCAGCAGTAGCAGCAGGCCAGGCAGTAGCAGGCCAGGGGGCACCTACTGTATTGCGTTCCTTCCCGGCAGCAGGCGGCAGCCAGGAAACAAGCGACGATAAGTACGCAACCATGCAGTACCGCAAGGCGTTTATGGATTATGTGGTAAGAGGTACCGCAATTCCTACAGAGTACAGAGCCGACGCCGTAACAAAGACCACAGACGTAGGCGCCGTAATTCCTACTACCGTACTTAATCAGATCGTAGAAAAGCTGGAAAGTACAGGTATGATTTTGGCGCTTGTTACAAGAACTGCATACAAGGGCGGCGTTGCTATCCCTGTATCCAGCGTTAAGCCTACTGCAACATGGGTAGCCGAAGGCGTAGGAAGCGACAAACAGAAGAAGACCGCAGCAAAGGACGGTATGGTAACTTTTGCATATCACAAATTACGTTGCGCCGTTGCTGTATCTTTGGAAGTAGAAAACATGGCTATGTCTGCGTTTGAAACATTGTTAATTAACAACATTGTGGAAGCAATGACAAAAGCGTTAGAACAGGCCATTATTTCCGGTACAGGTACAGGCCAGCCGAAGGGTATCATTAAGGAAACACCAGCAACAGGCCAGGCAATCGAAACCGCAAAGCTGGCATACGCTGACATTGTGAAGGTAGAAGGCGCATTACCGCAGGCGTACGAAGCAGGCGCAGTATGGTGTATGTCTAAAGCTACATTCATGGGCTTTATTGGCATGACAGACCAGCAGGGGCAGCCTATTGCACGCGTAAACTACGGCATTGCTGGCAAGCCGGAACGCGTATTACTGGGTAGACCTGTAGTATGCTGCGATTACCTTAACAGCTTCGACGCTGCAAGCACTGGGGACGTAGTAGCGTTCGTATTCAACTTTAAGGATTACGTACTTAACACTAACTACGCAATGGGAGTAAAGAAGTACGAAGACAACGACACCGACGACATGGTAACAAAGGGCGTTATGCTTGCCGACGGTAAGGTAGTAGACAAAAACAGCCTTGTAACCCTTAAGAAAAAGGCGTCCAGCTAATCAGTAACCAATAACACGGGCTACGGAAACACGTAGCCCGTTATTGATGAAAGGCAGGGAGTGTATGGCAACGAAATTAACAGAAAAGATAAGGGGCGCATTAAGGATTAGCAGCCAGGCGCAGACCATTACCGACGAAATTAACGACTGTATAGAAGCGTGCAAGCGCGATTTACAGCAGGTGGGTGTAAATAACCTGGACGAAAGCGACGCGCTTATTATCCGGGCTATTACAATCTACTGCAAGGCGGAATTTGGATACAGCGACAAGGCGCAGCAGTTTAGGCAGTCTTACGACAGCTTAAAAATTGCGTTATCCCTTATGGAAGAATACCAAACGGTACCGGGAAATACGGACACTGGAACAATGGAACAGGAAGGGGCGGTAGAAGGTGGCGAAGTGGTGTAACGAAATTACATTGATTACCGAAACCGAACCGATCGAAAAGACCAACGAAAACGGGTTCGATAATCCGACGCAGGAAAGCAAACGCCTGGTATTTTGCAATAAGCGAAGCATAAGCCAGGGGGAATATTACAAGGCGCAGCAGGCGGGCAAACAGGTAGAAGCAAAAGTAGAAGTACATTGTATAGACTACGCCGGGGAAGCACTGGTAGAGTTTGAGGGCAAGCGCTACAGCGTGCTTAAGACCTACGAGCCGCCGGACAGCGACGTAATAGAACTGACATTAACAGACCTTCCAACAGTCGAGAAAGAAGACCAGGAAGGGGGGTAATATGGGAGAGTTTACAACCGTAGGCCTGGAAGAAGTAACACAGAAATTTTTACGAATGGAAGAAGCAGCCACAAAGGCAGTACCCTTAATGCTGGAAGCGGGCGCCAATGTGCTTATAAAGGCGCAGCAGGACGAAGCGGCGGCAATGGGGATAAAGGAAACAACGGGCTTTATTCAGTCAATAAAAGCAACCCCAGTAAAGGGGGACGATACGGAACGCTACGTAGAGGTATACCCGCAGGGTAAAGCCAAACACGGAAACGACCGCAAGGGAGATAAAAGCAACGTACGTTATGCAACTATTGGCTTTATAGCGCAATATGGAACCAGTAAAATACCTGCGCGGCCATATATGACAGCGGCGAACGAAAAAGCCCACCAGCAGACAACAGACGCCATGTACGAAGTTTGGCAGGGGGTAAACAATGGCTAAAATTAAAGAGGTTTTAGAACAGAGCGGCCACCCGGCCGCGCGCCTGGTTTGGAAAGTGAAAAAAGGGCAGGAAAAGCCAGGAACATATTACACCTTCCAACGGATTACCAGGCAGCCCGCATTAGTAGCGGACGACGAAGTAAAAGAAGAAGCAGAAACGTATTTAGTAAGAATTATTACGAAGTGCGATTTTGAAGCCCTGGTAGATACAACAGTAAAGAACCTACGGGCAGCAGGATACAGCGTTACGAGTGTAGACCAGGAAAGCTACGAAGAAGCAACAGGGTACTGGATTGTACCAATAACGACACAAATTATAAAGGAGTAAAGAGCCATGACAATAGGTTTAAAAGATTTGGTATACGCCACCATTACAGAAGGCGAAAACAGCGTACCTACATACGGAACGCCTAAAAAGTTGGCCGAAGTTATGACGGCTGATTTATCCGTAACAACTGCGGAAGGCACCTTATACGCCGACGACGCGGTAAGCGAAAGCGTAAAGGAGTTTGTAAAAGGCGCCTTAAAGCTGGGTATTAAAGACCTGGAAACCGAAGACGTAGCAACATTGTTAGGCCAGGAAGTAGACGACGACAAGGTAATTTATGGCGGCGCTGATGACGAACCGCCATACGTGGCCGTAGGCTTCCGGGCGAAGAAGACGGGCGGAAAGTATCGTTATATTTGGCTTTACAAAACAAAGTTTAAAATCCCTAACGAGAAATTCCAAACGAAGGGCGAAGCGATCCAGTTTAACACGCCGGAAATTGAAGGCGAATTTTTTAAACGCCATGATGGCCGCTGGAAAGCTGATTACACAGGCCTGGAAACAAGCGAAGTGGCAAAAAGTTTCTTAACGAAGGTAAGAGAGCCGAAAACAACCGCAAGCGCAAGTACGAGCGGTTCATAATTAACAGGAAAGGAGAGGGCACAGCCTACGGGCGGGCGCCCAATTTTTACATATGAGTGCAATTAAAGACGGTAGATATGCTATTGAAGTAGGCGGCAGGGAACGCCATTTATTGTTTTCCCTTAACGCCCTGGACGAAATCCAGGATAAATTTGGGGGATATGACAAGCTGGCGGAAGTATTTAACCAGGATAACAAAGACTGGATTAAAAACACAAAATGGCTGCTTGCGCTGCTGATTAACGAAGGAGCGGAAGAAGACGAACCGGAAGTAACAGAAAAGCAGGTAGGACGCTGGATACATACAGGTAACATTATCGAAGTACAAAGCGCTATTTTAAAGGCGTTTGCAGTAGGAACAAATGGCGACAATGAGCCGACAGAAGACACGCCGGAAGAAAACGAAGGCAAAGCAGACACGGGAAACGCGGAGAGCGGGCAGGTATCTTAGACACCGCCCGCCTTTTATATATTGGCGTAACAATGCTTCGGTACCCGGAAAGGGAAGTATGGAAAATGACGCCATACAAAATAAATACACTTTTCGGATACCACAAAGAATATAACCCGCAGCAGTTTAGACACACAGACCAGGCGGAACCGGAAGACGTGGACGCAATAGACATAGCGTTAGGGGGATTTTAATATATGGCTGATAAAACAGACAGTATAAAAACCAAGCTGGCGTTTGACGGCGAAGCGGAATACAAAGCAGCCTGCAAGGAACTTAACAGTAATTTAAAGCTGCTGGGTTCGGAAATGAAGTTAGTTACCGCAGAGTACAAAAACAACGCCACAAGTACGGAAGCATTAAAAGCAAAACAGGACGTATTAAAGCGTACCTACGACGAACAGGCCAAAAAGGTGGAAGAAACAGAAAAAGCCTTAAAGGCCATGAAGGAAGCCCAGGGAGAAAACAGCGACGGAGCCAAAAGGTTAGAAACTGCATTAAACCAGCAGAAAACAGCGCTTGCAAATACCAAAAATGCCATGGACGATACAGACAAAGCACTAGAAGAAGCAAAAAAAAGCGCCGACGACTTCGGGAAAGAGGTAGAAGACAGCGGCAAACAGGCGGACGACGCAAGCAGCCGTTTTAGCAATTTAGGCAGCGTAGTAGGGAAAATAGGCGGAGCCATAGCCAAAGGCGTAGCAGCAATGGGGACAGCGGCAGCAGGCGCAGCCACAGCCCTGGCAGGGCTTACGGTAGCTGGTGGAAAGTATGCAGACGACGTTTTAACAATATCGGCAAATACAGGGATAGCAGCAGACAGCATACAAAAGTACCAGTATGCTTTAAATTTCATTGACGGAGATTTGAACACATTAACCGCAACAATGGAAAAAAACAAGGTTAGAATGGGCGACGCGGCAGACGGAAACGCCACATACGCGGCAGCATACGAAAAACTGGGCGTAAGTATTAAAAATACAGACGGCACGTTTAGGGACAGTGAAGAAGTATACTGGGACGTTATCGACGCTTTAGGCCAGGTAACGGACGAAGTAGAAAGGGACAACCTGGCAACGGACTTACTGGGGAAAAGCAGCAAAGACCTGCGTACGGTTATTGAAGCGGGAAGCGAAGCGTTTAAAGAGTGCGGAGAAGAAGCGGAAAAAATGGGAGCAGTAATGAGCGGCGACAACCTGGCAGCCCTGGGCGCGTTTGATGATAAAATGCAGCAACTAAAGGCGGGGTTAGGCGGTCTTAAAAACGCTGCGGCCATGATCGCGTTACCGTTCCTGGATACATTGGCAAGCGACGGCGTAACAATACTAGGCGACTTTTCCAAGGGAATGCAAGAAGCCAACGGAGATATGGGGAAAATGGCCGAAGTAATCGGCAGCACATTAAGTAGCGCGGTTAATCTGATAGCCGAAAAACTACCGGAATTTGTAGAAATGGGCGTAAGCATGATTAACTCACTTGTACAGGGTATAGGCGAAAACCTACCGACCATTATAGACAGTGCAATACAGATAATTAACACGCTGGTACAGGGAATTATAGACCTGTTACCGTCCATAGTGGAAGGCGCCGTACAGCTTATTGTAGCACTGGCGCAGGGAATTGCAGACGCATTACCGCAACTGGTGCCACAAATTGTAGACCTGGTTTTGTTTATCGTTGAAACATTGGCAGAAAATATACCAACCATAATACAAGCAGCGGCCGACATTATAGTAGGCCTGGCACAAGGATTAGTAGACGCTTTACCAATGCTGGCGGAGCGGCTACCGGAAATTATTGTAGCCATAATTAACGGCCTGGTGGAAGCACTACCGCAGGTTATCGAGTGCGCGGGCGAAATTATCGTAGCCCTGGCGACGGGATTAGTAGAAGCCCTACCAGTCCTTATAGAAAACCTGCCGCAGATTGTAACAGCAATCGTGGAAGGATTAGCCCAGGCAATACCGCAGGTAGCCGTAGTTATGCTGGAACTTATACAAAAGGTATGGGATATACTGAAAGATTTACCCGGGAAGGTTTGGGACGCAATCATAGACGCCATAACAAAACTGGCAGAATGGGGCTTACAAATGCAGGACAAGGCACGCGAAGCAATGGCGAACTTGACAACCAAAATTGTAAACGTGCTTAAGGAATTACCGGGTAAGATTTGGAACACAATTATAACCTGCGTAACGAAAATTGCAGAATGGGGCACCAAAATGCAGGACAAGGCCAAAAGCGCCATAGCTTCGGTATGCACCAGTATTGTAAACGGGTTTAAAGACCTGCCGGACAAGCTGGTAAATATCGGTACCAACATAGTACAAGGCTTATGGAATGGTATAAACAATGCAAAAGACTGGATTTTAGACAAAATAAAGGGATTTGGCGACGCTGTATTAAGCGGCTTAAAGTCCTTCTTTGGCATTGCCAGCCCGTCCAAAGTAATGCGCGACCAGGTAGGCGTATTCCTGGCACAAGGTATTGGCGTAGGATTTACGGACGAAATGGAGAAAGTAAGCCGGGATATTAACAACAGCATACCGCGCGAATTTGACGTACAGAGCAAAGTTAATATTGACGCTGAAACAGACGACGACTACGAACCGAAGAAGCCGAGGGGTTCCGGCGGGACAGAAGGCGGCGTAACAGTAATTCAGAATATATACGCAAAAGACACCAGCTACAAAGCACAGCAGAAAGAAGCAGCGAAACAGTTTAAAAACATAGCAAGAGAGGTAGTGGCTTAATGGATTACGAGAAGCTAACGTACATAAATTCCAGGGGCGAAACCCTGGAATTTAGTATAACCAGCGTTTACCATTGTAACGTATCCAAAGACGTTACCGGAATTGCTGGTATTGACAACACAATATACAAAACCAACAGCATGGGGCAGCATGGCGACACGTACATAGGCCAGCGCTACGAAGCCAGGGACATAACCATAGTAGGAAATATTAACACCACGGACAAAGACCGGGTTTTAGAATTGCGCCGTAGGGCAGAAAAGATTTTAAACGCGGAACTGGACGCAAAGTTAATTTACACCTATAAGGACTTCGTACGCGTGATCGACTGCAAAGTAGACGGGCGCCCGGTATTCAAAAAGAACAAGATATTTATGCAATACACAATACCTATTACGTGCTGTAACCCATTTTGGAGAGAAGAAGCGGAAACAAAAAAAGATATTGCGGCCTGGGTATCTTCCTGGGAGTTTGATTTTGAGATACCCGAAGAAGGCATAGAACTGGGATACCGCGAACCGTCCGTAATTGTGAACGTATACAACGAAGGCGACGTAAAAAGCGGTATGCGCGTAGAGTTTAGAGCCATTGGAACGGTGGTTAATCCGGTACTTTTGAACGTAAATACACAAGAGTATTTAAAAATGATTGATACCACAATGGTAGCAGGCGACGTAATAACCATTAACACGGATTACGGAAGCAAAGGCGCTACGCTAACCAGGGACGGGGAAGTAATAGACTACTTCCGGCATATCGACGTAGACAGCACATTTATGCAGCTTGCCATAGGCGACAACGTATTTAGGTATGACGCGGAAAGCGGCGTAACAGCCCTGGAAGCGACCATATACCACAATAATAAGTACCTGGGGGTATAAATTTATGGATAACGTAGAATTGAGAGTATACGACCAAAAATTAACGCCCCTGGGCGTTATTGATGAAATAGCAAGCCTGCTATGGACGCCTACATACTGGAACGAAGGAACGGTAGGCGACCTTAAATTACTGGCACCAATGACAGAAAACAATAAAAAGCTGCTTGTAAAGGGCAATATTGTAGTATTGCACGACGGGGCAGCGGATTATACAGACGAAACAGGAAACTGGCGACGTGGCACACAGATAAGGTATAGGCATATCACGAAGGACGCAGAAGGCGCCGAACAGATAGAAGTACAAGGCCATTTCCTTAAGAAGTGGTTAAGTAAGCGCATTATACTTAACAAAATTGTTATGACCGGGACAGAACAGCAGAAAATTAACCGGATAGTGGCAGAAAACCACGGGACAGACGCAGCAACAAAGCGACAGTTTAAGCAGTTTATAACACTGGCGCAGGAAGATTTAGACGGCAGCAGTACAGAGTACGCCAACGAAGATTTTATAGACGCTGGGAAAGAGATTTACAACCGGGCACTATCCGGCAAAATAGGGTACGACATTTTGGTAAATGAGAATACCAGGCAGTACGGATTTTTGCTATACAAGGGCAAGGATTTAACCAGCGGCAACAGCGAAGGTAACACGCCTTCCATTTTTTCGCGTGATTTTGACAATGTAAACGAACAGGAATACACGGAAAGCGACGAAGGCAGCAAAAACGTAATATACGCTACGGGTGCGGCGGACGATAACGGAGCGGTGCCCCTGGTAGAGATTGACCGGGGCGGCGAAGGAATAGACCGAGACGAAGTGTACGTAGATATGTCGAACATAAGCCGGAAGTATACCGAAAACGAAGTAGAAATAACTATACCGGAAGAAGAATATTTAAAAATGCTGGCAGCGGCAGCAGGCGACAGTTTGGAAGACTACGGAGAAACGGTATCATTTACGGCCATAATCAATATAACCAGCAACCTTAAGTATGGGGAAGATTTTAATTTAGGCGACCGCGTAACCTGCATAGAAAAAAACTGGGGAATACGTATTGATGTAAGAATAACGGCCGTATGCCTGGCGTATCAGAATGGCACAAAAGAAATAGAAGCGACGTTAGGCGAGAGCCTACCAACGCTTATACAACAAATTAGGAAAGTGAGGTAGCGGAACATGGCAGCAGAAAAGTATTTTCCCTTCCGTTCGGTATCGGGCGACAGGAAGTACAGCGCGGAAGACTGGGCGGCCTATTTTGCGTTATTCCTGGGTAACGGCGTATTCTACAGTAGCGCCGACAGGTTGAAAGTAACAGCAAGCGAAGGAATGAAGTTGAAAGTAGGAAAAGGCGCCGGGTTTATTGCTGGGCGTATGTATATGCTGAAAGCGGACACAACCATAACACTGGATACCGCAGACGGCGCATTAAACCGTATAGATCGTATCGTATTACGCTGTGACTATACCAACAGGCTTATAACACTGGCAGTTAAAAAAGGCAGCTATAGCGCAAGCCCTACGGCACCGGAATTAACCAGGGACGCAGACGCGTACGAACTGGCATTAGCCGACGTATACGTAAGCGCGGGCGTTGTCACTATTACAGCAGGCAAAGTTACAGACCAGCGGTTAAATACTTCCTTATGCGGTATCGTAACCGGATTAGTGGAACAGGCAGACACGCAGGACATTTTTAACGAGTTCTACGCATATTTGCAGGAATTTAAGCAGACTACCCAGGTAGATATTGAAGCCTGGACACAGGAACAGCAGCAGGCGTATATTGCCTGGTACACGCAGCAGCAGGAAGCGTTTACGGCCTGGTACAATTCCCATACGACAGCATGGCAGCAGGAATTTACGGCCTGGTTTGATGAAGTACAGGGAATGCTAGAAGGGGACGTAGCGACGAACCTAACCAACAGGGTTATAAAGCTGGAAAGTGGCACCGCAGCCCTGGAAAACGACAAAGCCGAACGGGTTTTACTGGACGAAGACCAGGTAGCAGCAGGCGAAGAAAACCCGCAGGGCTTTTCTTTATTTATCAAAAAAGGCGCGTTATGCGTTAGAAGGGTGGTGTAGAAATGAAAGTGGGAGATTACTACGAAATTGCAAAAGAGAACACCAGCCAGGAGATTTTAGGCGCGGTACAGGATACAAAAGAAACAGTACAGAACTTCCACGCTGGTGGGGTACCGCCCGCGAACATGAAGGCCATTAACGTAGCAGTAGGCGACGGAAAATTAAAGCTAACATTTACAGAGCCGGACGACACGGTAATAGACAGCCAGTTAATTTGTACTGTAAAGGGCTGCGTAGTACGAATGAAGGAAGGAAGCTACCCAGTAGACGAAAAAGACGGCGTATTAGTGGTAAATAATACGGAACCTGGCAAATACAGCACCGAAGCGCTGGAAATTACCGGGCTGCAAAATGATACTACGTACTACCTGGCCTTCTTCCCGTATAGCGACCAGGGACTATACAACTACAATACGGCCAATAGAAGGGAAGCGACACCAAAGGCATATATTTTGTACGGGTATAAGATTAACAAGGCGGACAGCAACCCGGCCACCCGTATTACATATACGGAAATGGCCGTAGGCATGACGCCCGCGGCTATGGACTTCACAAACGGCAAATTTAATTACGGTTCCTGGGGCGACGCCTGGTTTATTACAGGCAACAAGCCATATATGGTTAAATATGACGGCACTGTAGATTATGAGTTAGACGCAAACGACTATAAAAAGAAGGCAAACGGAACGGCCAGCGACGTGGCAAACAGCAGCTACGGCGGCAATGCTATGGCGTCCTTCCCACTTATGTGGTTTAAGCGCTGGGAAGACAGCCAATACGAATATTGCAATATTTGTAATATTCAGTTGGACGAAACCTACACCGCATACGCGCACACACGCCAGGACGGTACCATAATGGACGTTAAATACCTGGCAATGTTTGAGGGTTCCTATATTTCCAGTAAAATGCGTTCACTGTCCGGGCAGTCCGTTGGCGTATCACAGACAGCGGCTACGGAAATTTCCTACGCTACTGCTAACGGTTCCCACTGGTATACGCAGTCCTTTAGTGAATGGGCTATGGTGGCCGATCTGCTGCGGCTTATCAGTCGTAACGACAATTCGCAGGCTGCGCTTGGATACGGACGCGGTGGAGCCAGCGCAGCAATGAATACGGGCAGCCTGGTAGCAAAAGGCCAGTTCTTTGGATATTCCGAAGCGCAAAGTAAAACAAATGCCGTAAAGGTATTCCATATAGAAAACTTTTGGGGCAATGTTTGGAACCGTATAGCCGGGCTTATGAACCTGTCCGGCAAGATTTACACTAAAGAGGTACCGCCGTACAACACAACGGGAAGCGGGTATACAAATACGGGCTTAACACCTGCGGGAACGTCCGGCGGTTATATCAACTTAACAAAAATGCTGGCAGCAGGGCGCGTAGGGTATACGGCGTCCGGTAGCGCGACCACGTATGCAGCAGACGGCTTTTGGTTTAACAACAGCCAAAGCAACTACGCGCTTGTCGGTGGCAACTGGAACGTTGCGGCGTTATGCGGCGCTTCCTGCTTGTATTTGAGCGGTGCCGCTTCGGGTACGGGCACGCACATTGGCGCCTGCCTTTCTTGTGAACAGCCTGCGGCATAGCCGCCAGCGGGGACACGGGGCGGCCAGCCCCGCATAGATAAGCGGGTACCATAGAGAAAAAGCAAAAGCCAGGTAGTGTAAAAGCTGCCTGGCTTAAAATATACGGATTTACGGGGCGCCGTGGCGCTTGTCGGTGGCAACTGGAACAATGCGGCGTTATGCGGCGCTTCCTGCTTGAATTTGAACAATGCCGCTTCGAATACGAACACGAACATTGGCGCCTGCCATTCTTATTATTCTTTTACAGATAATGCCCCGTATCTTCGGTACCACATGGTAGAAATAAGACCGATAAAGGAAGGGGCTAGTACCAGCAACCTGGGAACGTCCTTTAGGTAATAAGAAAGATGAAAACATACAGTAATTTGTATGAAACGTGCTTAGATCGCGACTTTATAAAGAAAATGATTTTAGAAGCCGCGAAGGGGAAGAAAGACCGCGTAGACGTACGCCGGGTATTGGAGAAGGTAGACCACTACGTAGAAGTGTTTTACAGTATCTTGTTATATATGACATACAGGGCGCACATACCACGGGCGACCATTATAAACGAAGGCACCAGGCCAAAGAAAAGGGAAATACGAAAGATTAGATTTTTCGACCAGGTAATACACCATATCGTAGTTAAGGCGTGCTATGAAGTATTTACCCGTAGTATGTACGAATTTTGCTGCGGCAGCGTGCCGGACAGGGGCATACATTACGGGAAGCGCTATATAGAACGCTGGATACGGGACGACAACAAGAATACAAAATACTGCTGTCAAATGGATATACGCCATTACTTCGACAGCGTAGACCATGAGGTATTAAAACGGCTACTGCGGCACAAGATTACAGACAGGCGTATGCTATGGCTGCTAGACGAAATTATAAATAGCTGCGAAACAGGCATACCGTTGGGGTATTATACGTCGCAATGGTTTGCTAATTTCTTCCTGGAAGGGTTAGACCATTACATAAAAGAACAGCTACACGTAAAGTATTACGTGCGGTACCTGGACGATATGGTAATATTCGGCCGGAATAAAAAGGAATTGCACAAGGCGCGCGCAGCCATAGCCGCATACCTGGAAAACAATTTAAGGCTACAAATGAAGGGAAATTACCAAGTATTCCGGTTGGACTACATCACGAAGGCCGGGGAACATAAAGGCAGGGCGTTGGATTTTATGGGCTTTAGATTTTGGCGCGACAGAACAACGCTACGTAAAAGTCTTATGCTGCGGATATGCAGGAAGGCAAAGCGCATAGGCAGGAAACCACGGCCGACCTATTACGACGCTGCGGCTATGTTATCGTATATGGGCTGGATTAAAAACAGCAGCACATACAAAATGTACGAACAGAGATTAAAGCCATATATAAACGTAAAGCAAATGAAGCAGATAGTAAGTAAAAAAAACAAAGGAAGGAGCGGCAGCAAATGTTAAAAATCGTTTGGAAGGAAGTAGTAGGAAACCAGGAAAAGAAGCCCGCATTAACGGACACGACCAGCAGCCCGACAACGGTATACATTCGCAAGAGTGTTAAAAGGGTATTGATTACCCAGCCGGACGGAAGCAGCGCATACGCCTGGCAGTACGAAGAAGCAGCCTTAACCATGGCGGAATATGCAGAATACGAAGACCTGGTAGCACAGGTAGAAACGCCAGCCATACAGGCATTGCAGGAACAGAACAGTATTTTGCAGGCTGCATTAGCAGACATTTACGAAAGTGTAGCGGAACAGCAGGCCAGCCAGGAAAGCACTAACCTGGCAATTTTAGAAGGGTTAGCGGCATTATACGAAACCCAGGAAGGAACGGTATAAAAGTATGGAATATGTATACGCAGAACTGGTTAGAAGAGGCAGGGACATTAACACGGTACCTAAAAGTAAAATGGTGCCTACTTGCGTGCTGCTGATTATTAGCCACGACATTGCCTACGACCAGGTACCTACAGGGTACAAAACAAAAGTAAAAGAAGCACTTAAGAAACAAGGTTACGACGAAAACGGCGAACCTTTAGTAATTGCGGAAGATACCGCAGAGTAGAAGGGAGAAAAAAGAACATGGACGCATTCAAAATTTTAGTAGACGCATTAGCACACAATACAATTATTCAGTTGGTAGTAATTGCCGTTGTAATGGATACACTTTTCGGAGCCGGAAGGGCACTTAAGCAGCACAAATTTAACAGCAGCGTAGGCATTGACGGCGCGATCCGTAAAATTTCTATGCTGGTATCCCTGGTATTCCTGGCAGTTATCGACAGACTGGTACATATTAACTTAATTGGATTTATACCGGAAGAAGCAAGGGCGTATTTTCCACAGAGCATTAGCACCATTGGCCTGGCGGAGTTCTTCGGGTTGCTTTATTTGTGCTATGAGGTAGTATCTATCCTCAAAAATATGGCATTATGCGGGCTTCCGGTTAAAAAGCTATGGGAAGCTGTACGCAAGTTCCTGGGAAAATATACAGAGGAATTACCGGACACAGAGGAACAGGACGCCAGGGAAGAACAACAGAAAATTATTGCCGTGGCAACCGACAACATACCGGAAGGGGCATTAGAAGAAAACACGGACGGTACGGTAAAGGTATTCAATGCGGAAGGCCAGGTAGTAGGTAACATGGCGAAAGAAGCGGCGGAAGCATTGGCGGCCAATGCTTCGGAAATCAAAATAGAACAGTAAGACGAAGCCCCGCGGGAAACCGTGGGGCTTTTTCTACGTAGAAGGAAAGGCAGAGCATGACAGTACAGGAGTTTTTAGACCTTATGGTACCGCTGGCCGTGGCGGACATGAAAAAAAGCGGCGTGCTGGCTTCCGTAACCCTGGCGCAAGCAATATTAGAAAGCGGCTGGATTACTTCGGAACTGGCCGTAAATGCTAATAATATCTTCGGTATGAAAGCGGAGTTAAGCGGCAATACCTGGCCGGGTAGCACCTGGAACGGGGAAGTATACGAGAAGGAAACCGCAGAACAGAGAGAAGACGGCAGCTACTATACAGTAGTGGCACCATTCCGAAAATACCAGGATATAGCGCAGTCAGTAGCAGACCACAGCGCATATTTAACGGGCGCCCTGGACGACAACGGCAACCTGCGTTATGCGGGTATCAAAGGGGAAAAGGACGCAAGGACAGCGCTAACAATTATAAAGCAGGGCGGGTATGCTACGTCCAAGGATTATGTAGAAAAGCTGATGTTAAGGGTAGACAAGTACAATTTAACCAAGTACGACAATGCAGAAAGTGAGGGCGAAACCATGAAAGAAATTAAAATTATGCTGGACGCAGGCCACTACGGAAAGTACAACAGAAGCCCGGCAGTTCCGGCATACTATGAAAGCGACTTTACGTTTAAGTTTGTAAATATGCTTAAGGCAGCATTAGAAGCCTACGGCTTTACTGTAGGGACAACCAGGAAAGACCAGGCCAAAGACCTGGCATTACAGACCAGGGGCAAAGCTGCGGCGGGGTATGATCTGTTTATCAGTATCCACAGCAACGCGGTAGGCAGCGGCGTTAATAATTCCGTGGATTATCCGGTAGCAATTACAATGGTAGACGACGACAAGATAACCATTGACGAAGCAAGCAAGGCTGTAGGCGAGATTTTAGCCCAGGTAGTAGCTGCGACAATGGGTACCAGCCAGGCGGCACGTACATACACGAAGTTAAGCGCGAACGACCGGGACGGCAACGGCATTAAAGACGACGAATACTACGGCGTCCTTCACGGCGCAAAACTGGTAGGCGTTCCGGGCATTATCCTGGAACATTCTTTTCATACCAACGCGAAGGCAGCGGCGTGGCTGCTTAAGGAAAGCAATTTACAGGCAATGGCAGCAGCGGAAGCGGCAGCCTTGGCAAAGTATTACGGCATGGAAAAGAGCCAGGCAGCAGGCAGCCAGGAACCGGAAAAGCAGCCGGAAGCAGCAACGACCTGGTACCGGGTGCGGAAAACCTGGGAAGACGCAGCCAGTCAGATAGGCGCATACAGGGTAAAGGATAATGCTATAAAGAACTGCCCGGAAGGCTACACAGTCTACGGGGATAATGGCGCCGTTATTTATTCCAACAAGAAAGAAGATACGGCAACGACGAAGTGGTACCGGGTACGTAAAAACTGGGAAGACGCAGCAAGCCAGTTAGGAGCGTATAAGGTATACGACAATGCCGTAAACAACTGTCCGGCTGGTTATGCAGTATTCAACGACAGCGGCGAAGTACTGTATAGAATGGCTGCGGCTTGTGAATATGTGGTTAAGTCGGGGGATACGCTGGGGGAAATTGCAAAGAAATACGCTACAAGTGTGGATAAAATCGTACAGGACAATAAGGCGAAGTACCCGAAGATTACGCCAAACTTTATACGGGCTGGCTGGAAGCTGGTTATTAAGTAGGTGCAGGCGTATGGAATATAAAGAAGCTGCGGAACGCCTGGCCGCCCTGTTAATATGCAGCGAACAGGTACCAGTAGGCTGCGAGAACTGCCCGGCGTATAACAAAGACCTGGGGCAGAAGGAACAGCGCAAGGCCTGTAATGAAATGCAGGAACCTGGGAAGATTGCCGAAGCCATAGGCGTGGTAAGAGGATACCAGGAGAAACAGCAGGAAACGGCACCAGGAAGCGCGCGTAATTAGCACGTAAGAAACAAAAAGCCAGGAAAGCCGCTATTTTAGGCGCTGGAAGTTATGCAAGCGATAATCTACAGCTTAATAATGCTAAAAAAGCCCGGAAATACGCCATTTTCCGGGCTTTTTCTA